CCCAGGAGCCGGGGCGAGTCCCGGTATCGATTCTAGAGCGTAGAACGCTCTAGGTTCTAGAATCCGGCACAAATGGCCCGACGTCGTAGCGGACGCCGACCTTGGCCCGGTTTCGCAGAATCAATGAGCCCTCGAAACAAAACCAAGATAAGCGTATACTTTTCACTTCCAGGAAACCCACCCCCTTGTTTTTTAAACCGATTTCCCTGAAAATTTTTTGCAAATTCCAAAACCTATGGCCCTACCCCCGGACCTTGAAGCAGAACGCTTGAAGCTTGAGCTACGGCTCAGGATCCTTGAGGCTCGGGACAAGGCCAAGGCTTCTTTCATAGATTTCGCCCGTTATGTCTGGCCCGAGGCGATATTTAGTGCGCATCATCAAAAGATGGCGAATGCTTTTGACCGGATTGTCAGGGGCGAGTTAAAGCGGTTGATTATCAACATGGCGCCTCGACACACCAAGTCGGAATTTGCTAGCTACCTTTTGCCTGCGTTTGCCATGGGCCATGAGCCTCGGTCCAAGATCATTCAAGCGACGCACAATGGGGAGTTAGCGGTGCGTTTTGGCCGTAAGGTTAGGAACCTGATGGATCAGGAGACGTATAAGGAGTTGTTTCCGGCGGTGAGTTTGAAGCCTGATTCAAAGGCAGCTGGCAGGTGGGATACGAATGGGGGCGGGGAATACTATGCTGTGGGGGTTGGTGGTGCAATGACGGGGCGTGGGGCGGATCTTTTGATCATTGACGATCCGCATTCGGAGCAGGATGCTTTGTCGGAGTTGTCGCTTGACAACGCTTGGGAGTGGTACACATCGGGGCCGAGGTCGCGATTGCAGCCCGGAGGGGCTGTAGTGGTGGTCATGACCCGATGGGGCATGAAAGATTTGACGGCGCGTTTGCTCAAAGCGCAGGCCGAGCCCAAGTCGGATCAGTGGGAGATTTTGGAGTTCCCGGCGATATTGAATGAGAACACGGAGGAGGAGAAGCCCCTTTGGCCGAGTTACTGGAGCCTTGATGAGTTACAAAAGGTCAGGGCCACCTTGTCGGTGCAGAAGTGGCAGTCGATGTATCAGCAGCAGCCCACGAATGATGAGGGGGCGATTTTAAAGCGTGAATGGTGGAGGATTTGGGAAAATGATTACACCCCCCAAGTTGAATATATCATCCAGAGTTATGACACCGCGTACAGCAAAAAAGAGACAGCTGACTTTTCAGCAATCACCACCTGGGGTGTATTCCGTCCCAGCGCGGACGACGGACCTGCCATTATTCTCCTCGATGTTAAAAAAGGCCGCTGGGACTTTCCGGAGTTAAAGCGGGTTGCCAAGGCGCAGTACGATCATTGGCGACCGGATAATGTGTTGATTGAGGGCAAGGCAACGGGGATTACGTTGCAGCAGGAGTTAAGGCGTGTTGGGATTCCTGTGACGATGTACAATCCAGGTGGACGAAGGGCGGGCCAGGATAAGATATCCAGGGCCAATGCAGTAGCGCCTGTGTTTGAGTCTGGGATGGTCTGGGCCCCGGAGACGAAGTGGGCTGAAGAGTTGATTGAGGAGTGTGCGGCGTTCCCCAAGGGCGACTCGGACGATCTTGTGGATAGCACGGTGCAAGCGATTATGCGTTTTCGTGCGGGGAATTTTGTGGCCTTGGATGATGACGAAGCGGATGACCCCGTCACGCAGCTTGAGTTTGAGTACTACTAAGCTCATAATGCCGCGTATCGAATAACCCTGGCCAGGGGAAGTCATGACGACATCAAACAATATTTTTGACTATTTAAATAATTTTGGAAGCAGGCCTGAACGGATGCCGTCACCAAATGCCATGACCATGGACTACCGGGGTCCAGGTTTGACAGCTGAGCAACAAATAGCTGACGCAACAGCTCGTCGGCAAATAGAACAGGAGATGATGCAGTTGCAGGGCATGGTCTCCGCCCCTACGCAATCAGCAATGGCTAAAGCTCCTTCTTCTCCTTTTGGCGGGGCAATGAACACGCGGGCATCGTTGGCCATGCCTCAGGTGCTCATGCAACAGGCCAGCCCTATGTTGCAAATGCAGCAAATGCCGCAATCGTTTCAAATGCCGCAATCGTTTCAAATGCCGCAATCGTTTCAAATGCCGCAATCGTTTCAAATGCCCATGCAACAGTCATTCCAGCCTCCCCCTAGTTACCCTGGAGGAAGCGCCTTTAATGCACGAAGCCCGTCAACGGGCGCAGGGCAAGGGGCATTTCCCCTTGAAGGTAAGTACGGGATTGTAAAAATGGCTCAAGGAGGTATTGCCTCTCGGCAGGTTTTTTCGCTTCCATCTTCAAGAATGCGGTATGCCGCGTTGTCCCAGGAGCAGATGCCTTCTGCCATTCCGATGGCTCAAGTAACAGGTAGGTACACGGGAGATGCTGCACCGGCCACGGCCCAAGGACAACCAATGATTCAACCAAGGACGGTAGACATGACCGGGATCAATGCACCTCGGACCATTAGCCCTGTTCGACGGACATTATTGCAGGGCGCAGCGAGTGACCCCACAGGGTCTATTGCCACGGGTTACCAGTCCACGGGTTATGGGACGGCGATTCCTGGTTTGGTGAGAAAGGCTCAAGGTGGCGAGATTACTGCCTCTCGGCGTATGTTAGACGCGATACCTGTTCAGCGGTTTGCAGAGGGCAGTAACCCTTGGACGCAAAGTTCTGTTGAAACTGCGGTGAAGGATTGGCTTGCAGCTAATCCAAATGCCACGGGAGAAGAAGCCGCAGCCGCAGCAAAAAGTGTAGGGGGTACCTATGACCCCTTTACAGGCGTAACGAGCATTGGTGGGTTTAGCTTTGATGCTCCAAAAGCCCCTGGTCCTACACAAAGCCAGCTTTCGTACATTGTCAACGATTACCTTACAGCCAACCCTAAGGTGAGTGCTACGCAAGCGGCGCAAGCGGCAACAAGCATAGGAGGCTTCTATAACCCGTTTAACCAGACTGTTTCGTTTGGTGATGTTTCTTATACAGCGGCCAATGCCCCAAAGATTGCCAGCAACCAAGAACTAGGGACTTTTGTCGATCGATATACGCAATCAACACCTGGGCTGACTGCAACGCAAGCCCGTGAGGCGGCGTCAAGTGTCGGTGGCACATTTGATCCTTACACTGACACAGTGACTTTTGGCGGGTTTACTTATAGAAATGCTGCGCTTCCGGATGTAACACAACAAGAGTTTCAAAGCGATGTTGATGCGTATCTAGCTGCAACACCCGGAGTATCCGCCACCACGGCATCACAAGCGGCTTCAAGCATTGGTGCTACATATAACCCGTTTACACAGACTGTTACACGAGGTGACTTATCCTACACAGCGGCCACTGCACCCACGCCTACGGAGCGTGAGTTTCAAGGCATTGTCGGTGGTCTTGTAACGGGGGGTAAAAATCTGACGGGCGAAACACTCGTTAATAGGGCTACAGACTTAGGCGTTAATTACGACCCGTTCTCCAAAACCTTTACTTATGGGGGATATAGTTATCGAACCCCTAATGCACCGAATGCAACGTTTAACCAGTTCACAACAGCGTTTAACAATTATATTGCAGGCGCTCCAAACGCCACAGGGGCAGACCTTTATCTTGCTGCTCAGAACTTAGGGGCGTACTACAACCCATTTGACCGGATGGCGACATACGGGGATAACAGCGTAAAGTACCAATCAGCCCCAGGGTATCTTGGGTTGCCAAATGCTGATACCTCAATAACAAGATCGTTGCTACAAGATTACTTAAACCAGTACATACATCTTTCAGGCAGGGCTTCAACTAACAGCACGCTTTCACCGTTGGCTACGCAAGCAGGGAATATTTACAACTTTGTCTTATCCCTTTATAACGCACAGCAGAAAGTCCCTGATCCAAAAACACTTTCCCCGACACTCACTCCGCTTCCACCTTCAATTGGTCCTTATCCTACGCTTGATGAGCTTGTTGAAGGCATTAAGTTGCCGGATAGTAAAGAAAGAGCCGTGTCCGCGATCAACGTCCCAGCAGTTGATGCAAAGTTCCGTGCTAGTTCGCAACGGACCTGGGACCCTGTGACACGGTCCTTTACTTACGCGCCCGCCGCCTCAATTCAAAGCTCCACGGGCAGTGGGCTAAGTTGGACGCCCCCCGTGGTGACATCCCGTCCGCGTACGCTCTTGAATGTGCAGTACGGGGAAGGCGAGCAGCCGGATTACAATGCAGCAACGAATACCTACACGACCGCAGGCTCAGCCAGTTCCTTGAACGCTGAGGCAAGAAGGAAGCTATTACTTGCCCTTTCTTCAGGTCTTGCTGGTAAGAAGATTACCACGCCGGAGTACTATCGACTCATGAATCAGGCGCGGGCAGGGGCCTTTGGCGATCCGGTTGACCCCAGTAAGGTAGCCGCCGCTGCGGACGCTTTGGTCGCGGACCGTACCACTGTAGCCGCCGCACCTGCTACTGACACCACCAAGACAGCCACTGACACCGTAACGGGTGGAACAAGTAACGACCAACCCCCACCATAGCATCCATGAAAAAACCCCTTAAGAAAAACGCGGGCGGTGAGGCAAGCACCGAGGAGTTTATCGTAAAAAAATCCAACGGTGGAGATGTTTCACGTGAAACATCACCCAAGGACAAGGCCCCGGAAGTCACGGGCATGAACCGTGTGGTGGATTTCATCGCTCAAAAGCTCAATCCTGAGTGGTTTCCAACATCGGGGCGAACCCTTTTGGAAACGGCGCAAGGGGTAAAAACACCGATTACTGAGAAGAACTTTAAGCCCGAGGAGTTGGACGCTATCCGTCAGCTTATTGCACTTAAAGGATCGGATAAGGGATCGATTACCTACGGGGACTATGTTGCCTTAGCTCAAAAGCTGAGCAAAGATGGTCCCATGCCTATGTCCTTTACCCCAAGTCTTTTTTCCATGGGTGATCCACTAGGCAATATACAGACCACGCTAGGGCGGTTTTCTTATAGGACGGATCCTAAAGGTAACCTACAGGTCGTCGATAAGTATGATTTTAATCCGCCCATGTTGCAAGATATGCGTGAGGCACGGACCGGGGACTATGGTGCATTTGGGCCTTACGGCATGATCCGGGAGTACGCAGGAGAAAAGATTCCTCCTGGAACGGGTCGCGATGTTCTTATTAATCTAGGACGTATTGGTCAAAAGGATCGTCCTGTTGCCAAGTTCGCCCAAGGCTCCCCCAACCCCGACGAAGTTCCTAGTGTCATTGACGAGCGCGAAGAGATCCGCAGCGAATCGCAGCGCATGCTCAATCGGCTCGATGCTTCGAAACAACCGCCCCAGCGTACTGGGTTTACTAAAGGCTTGCGGGCTTCGCAGTTAAAAGGGTATGGCGAAGATCAGCGGGGAATAGAGCTGCTTAAAGAATTTGCGGACATGCCCCGAGGCGTGCTTGGTGCAACGCCCATTATTCCTGGAGGCGAAGGCTATCGCACAGGACAAGCGGTTGGTTCAGGAGTCATGCCCGCTAAGGTTGCTGGTATGGCCGGGGATGCAGCAACCGCACTAGCGGCTCTAGGTGGAGCAGGGGTCATCAAGCCCAAGGGTGGAAATTGGCTTGCTGGACTTTTCTCGGCTGAGCAAGCGCTGAAGCCGCTCAAAAGAACCGCTGGCGCTCGTGGTCTGCCAGCTGATCAAGTACTCGCGGAAATGAATGCGACTTATACGCCGGAGGCTATGGCAAGACTTAGCCCAGAGTCCTTGGCTCAGGTCGAAAGGGCCTACGCTGAGTTAAAGCCTGCGGCAGCAATTAACAAGTGGATTGACACCAAGCTTACGAAGTATGTCAAGAACGAAATGGCCACCCCCGAGGATCCCGTTCGGGCGCTGGCGGAAAGAGATATATTGCACTTTGACACGCAAAATCAAGACGTTCCTAGATCTTTAGGTGGGTACGAGGAAGCTCGAATGCGTTTGTTGAAGTTAAACAGAGAGGGTGCCAAATATCCACCAGAAGGCCTGGGCAAGTCTAATCTCGCCAAAGACTGGGAGACGCTTGCAGATCTGAGCATACAACCCGATGATGCTGCGGTATTCTTTCCAATTAAAAGTGAGATGGAAAGGAATCCTTGGTTGAGAAAAGTAGCGCCAGACACGCCAGTTTATGGCATGAAGTTAAATTCGGATATTACATCTGGGCTAGGCTTTGACCATCTTGTTGATGAGTTAACCAACGCCATGAGCCCGCAATCGAACCTGCCCGATGCGTTGCGTGTACAGCCCAAAGACCTTGAGAAAATGACCGTACCGCAGGCCGTTGAGCGTGTAGCCAAGATTAATAATTGGCGGATCAACAATAAAAAAGCGCTTGCCATCGAGGAAACGAACAAAGCCGATCTTTACAAGGCTTATCCAGAACAGAAGTATCGTTGGATCCAGCTTAATAAACCTGGGCAGTTTGCTGCTGAGTCGGATGCCATGGGTCATTCGGTACGCGGCTACGAACCTCCGGAAAAGGGAGGAAACCCCTTTTACGGCCTGGGAGGTTGGGGGGCGATACAAAGCGGTGAAGCTAAGGTATATTCACTGCGCGACGCAAAAGGACAGTCGCATGCAACCATCGAAGTAAAACATGACATATCCACACCTTTGGATAATAAGGCAATCGTTGCCGAGATGGAGCGGTTTCAGCCTGGGTCTAGCAAACTCCAAGGCCCGGAAGGTCGAATTGCATACGATGAGGCGATGAATCGCGTTATTGAAAGTCGTCCAGCAATGATTACTCAAATCAAGGGAGAGGGCAATAAGGCAATAAAAAAAGAATTTCTTCCATTTGTTCAAGACTTTGTGCGCAGCGGCAATTGGTCGGAAGTAAAAGACTTACTAAACGCGAATTTATTTGCCATTGATCGAGGCAGCGATCTAGCTGCGGCAATGAAGGCAGAAAACGCTACGATCCCTCAGTACGTTACACAAGAGGAACTTACTGAGCTTTTGCGTAAATACAAGGCTTACGGTTACAAACGCGGTGGCCCCGTTGACAAAACAACAGCATTCATCAAAGCTCACGCTTGATCCAAGGACCTAGCATGCCCATCGACAAATCCCTCTACGAAGCCCCTGCCACATCGATCGAGATCGATCAGGAGAATATGCCTGAAATTGAGATTATTCTTGATGAGGACGGTGGAGCGACGGTCGAAATCGGGGAAGAAGACGATAACGAGGTGGATTTCTATGCCAATCTGGCAGAAGTCGTGGACGAGGACACGTTATCCAAGATCGCTATAGACCTCTCGGCCTTCTTTGAAGCGGATAAGTCAAGCCGTTCTGACTGGGAGCAGACCTATGCCAAGGGCCTTGAGCTCTTAGGCATGAACTTTCAAGAGCGCACCAAGCCCTTTCGAGGTGCGGCAGCGGCGACTCACCCCTTGTTGATGGAGGCCGTGGTCCAGTTTCAGGCCCAAGCGACCAAGGAATTGATGCCAGCGGGCGGTCCTGTGCGCACGGAGATCCTGGGCAAAGAGACCTTGGACAAGTTCCAGCAGGCTGGACGCGTGCAGGACTTCATGAATTACCAGATCACCACGGTCATGAAGGAATATACGCCCGAGTTTGATCAGGCGATGTTCTATTTGGGCTACGGCGGGTCGGTATTTAAGAAGGTTTACTACGACGAGCAGCTTGGGCGGATGGTTTCCAAGCTTGTTTTGGCAGACGACGTGTTTATTCCGTATTACGGATCAAGCGTCATGAGCCAATGCCCACGGATCACGCACCGTATTGCGATGGATTCCAACGAATATCGCAAGCGCGTGGTCGCAGGCGAGTACTTGGATGTCATTGTTGAGGGTGAACTCTACCCTTCAGATGCAAGTCAGATTCGTTATCAGGTCGATAAGCAGACGGGTGTCGTGGAAACAGGCGCACCGGAAGAGATTTTTTTGCTTGAATTCCAGGTGGACTACGATTTACCAGGGTTCGAGGACAAAGATGACAAGGGAGAGCCCACGGGGATCAAGCTGCCGTATGTGATTACGTTGGATGAAGCTACAAAACGCGTCATTGGCGTGCGTAGGAACTGGAAAGAGGACGACGAGCGCAAGAATCGGCGTAATTATTTTGTGCATTACGTCTTAATCGAGGGCCTTGGGTCGTACGGCTTGGGTTTTGTGCATTTAATTGGTGGCCTTTCCAAGACGGCAACCTCTGCACTGCGTCAATTGTTGGATGCGGGGACGCTTTCTAACCTTCCAGCGGGCTTTAAGGCCAAAGGCGCAAGGATCGCGGACCAGGATAATCCGATTCAGCCCGGAGAATGGCGCGATATTGACGTGGGTGGGGCGGAATTGCAGCAAAACATGCTGCCTTTGCCTTATAAAGAGCCCTCGCAGACGCTTTTTGCCCTGCTTGGCTTTTGTGTGGATGCCGGAAGACGCTTGGCAAGCATCGCTGACATGCAAGTAGGCGAAGGCAACCAGATGGCGCAGGTCGGAACGACCCTTGCACTGCTTGAACGCGGCACGCAGGTCATGTCGGCCATCCACAAACGGCTGCACTACGCGTTGAAAGAAGAATTTGAGCTCTTGGCCCAGGGCTTTGGGCAGTATTTACCCGATGAATACCCTTATGACGTGCCTGGAGCGTCAAGAAAAATCAAGAAAGCGGATTTCAACAACCTTGTTGCCGTGCAACCGGTTTCAGATCCCAACATTTTCTCATCAGCTCAGCGTTTAACACTGGCGCAAATGCAATTGCAGATGGCTCAGTCGGCCCCTCAGATGCATAATTTGTATGAAGCTTATTATCGAGTATATTCTGCGATGAATGTGCGCGATATCGACAGCATTTTGAAGCCGCAGCGCACTCAAATGCCCAAGGATCCTGCGCAAGAGAACGCAGACGTGTTGGATACGATGGAATTGAAGGCGTTTGCGGGCCAACAGCACGATGCGCACATTGCATCACACTTGATGATGGGTTTATCGCCTATGTTGCAGGCTCAACCCATGGCAGCAATGACTTTGCACAAGCATATCCTTGAGCATGTGCGATTAAAAGCCGAAGAAACAACCGAAGCCGAGCTTTTTGTCTCTTACGGCCTTGATCCTGACCGGATGGTGTCTGAAC